ATTTTGTAGAAAAGGGGAATTGATATGAAATACGGAGTTTATTTAGGCGGAGAAGTAATGGAAACCCATAATGATTATTTTAAAGCGTGTGAAGAGGCACAACAGTTAACAAGAGATACGGGTGCAGTTCATTGGGCTATGCCAGTTAAAGAAGAAGCTAAGTGGGATGAGCAAAGAGTTAAAGCGTACATTGGATATGTAGAAAATAGCGAAAAGAAAATAATGAAGTTAGAAAGTGATTATATAAATGCGCAGAAAGAACTTCGAGGGATTTTAGAGCGTATTGAAAGTGAAAAGAGAAGCAAGGAGAACTCGCAAAAAGAATTGTACGTTCATGGCGGTTGGATGTTATATGACGGCGAATGGGTTGAAGTGGACAAGCAATAAAAGAGCAGCTAGCAAAAGCTAACTGCTCACCTAATGGAGGTCTCGTTCCAACTAGGTTGTCTATAGTATTGACGGAATATTGAG